AGCCTGCTATTCCGATCACCTATCGAAGTGATTAGCCCCTCATAGTATCCCGTGTATAGGTTGCTATTTTGTGGATATAAACCAACAGAGAAATAGACTTCCCTAGGGAAAGAGAATAGCACATCATTTGAAGGCTCAATAGGATCATCTAAGTGACCTGCATAAGGATAGGTAGTGTATGCTATATTCCCTGTAGTGTATCCAATATTCCAAGAAGGGCATTCTACCTGTGGCTTCCAATAAGCTATTCTAGGCTTGAAGTTATCAGGTACTTTCACCCCATTCTCTACTTTGTAAAGATGAATCATGATTCTACCTGCTACCTGTTCACGCATTACAGGGGGGCTGAATACCACCTTAACAGTCTTGGTATCTAGTACAAAGTCATTATCTATAATCGTTCTACTTTCCCCGTATGCCTCATTGAATTTGGTCTTATAGGAAGTACTCCAATAGTCACTATCATCATCAAAGGTGAGTCTGTATTCCTTTGCAGTCAATTCTGAAAGTGGTGTAATGGTGATGTCTTGGCTTTGATCTAGCTTGTCACTCCAATCTAATGCCTGATCCTTGAAGGTTTGGTAGAACTCATTATATGGCACTATCTCTAGGACATTTCTCCGCAATCTATCCTGCGTTATGTATAAGTTATACATTGAAATGATAGACTTCAAGAAATCCCTCTGCTTCAAAGATTTTGGCAATGTATAGCCTATCTTCATAATATCCCCTTCCTCAAGTTCTACAGCGACAGGGACAGTATTCCCTATCTTGAATGATCCCATAGGTGCTACTACTACCTGCGTTTCTAAGTTTACCCCATATCCTCCTCCTCCTGCCACTTCACCTGTAAGCCTGATCTGAAAATAGTCATTTTGTGCTAGGTCAATTCCTCCGGTGATAGCTACATCCCAAACAAATAATTGACCCTGTTGAATGAAGGTCACATTCCTAGAAGAATATAGAATCTCAGATCCATTCTTCAAAACAGAGATAGTCCAAACATTATCTGTGTAGGCTTGAAGCGCAGTCAAATTTACTCTAAGATTCAAATTCAATCCCGTGTTCAAAGGCTGTGCCTTAGTCCATGTGAATTTTGAACCTAGTTCAGAGATAGTAAATCCTGAAGCCTCCACCGAACTAAAGCGCAGTATGGTAGAATAGTCAGGATCATTTGTGACATTTATCTGAAGAAGGTTTGGAGTTTGATTGAGTAATGTAGTGCTTTCCCTAGTGATGGTCTTTTCCGCTGTGATCAGAAGTAGCTTTCTAAAATAGAAGCTATTGAAGAAAGGTGCTGTGATTTGAAAGTTTGCCTCTGCAAAGATCCGTTTCAATATCTCACTTACAAAAACAGCAGGCTTGAAGTTCTTGATCGGGTAGGTGATTGAGTCAACTGAATAGCCATAATCTACCAAAGGATAGACATAGTTCTGCGCTCCTTCTACCCACTCTGTACGATTCCATGAGTTCTCAATATTGGTTCTATTCCAAACATGGTCATAGTCTGCAAAATTTAGATCTGCTAGAGTCTTATCCCCTAATTCGTGGAGGATATCCCGAAGCCTACCAAACATATTCACCTCATAAGTGATATCTCCTGCCTTGGAATTTATCTTCATCATCCTTAAAACTCCATCAAATATTTTGACATTTTCAAGGAAGATCTGTGCTTGTGCCTGTTTAGCAGGGTTAAAGTTTACCCCAATATTGACATCTTCTTCATAGAAGTCATTATTCACAGAGATATCAAAGATATTCCCGAAAAGGCTTTGATTTTTTGCCGTGTTTGGCAGGATAATAGTCTTGGAATAGGATGTATTTCGCCTCTCAATATCCGTGACATCAGCCACAGAGAAGGTGAAGTCTACATCAATATCACCTAGGGTATCTGCCTCAATTCCTTCTACAAATAGTCTAGCACTCATATCACCTGTCTTGGGTTAGAAAGTTGAAATTCTACATCTAGTTCAATGTTGAACAATTTATCTGAAGCCGTTTTCTTTACTTCATAGCTAGTAGCTGAAGGCTTGACAGGTATCCAAGAAGGAGTGATATAGTTATCATTCACCACATTCAAAAAGACCAAAGGACTAGAGTATAGTTCCCGTAGAAGTTCTGCCTGTAGATCGTTCACATAGTCTGAAATTATCTTCCAGGTCTGAGTCTCATTTGTGAAGTAGATAGGATTAATATTTTTTACTACTATCCCATTGGCTTCATAAATATCACCAGAGTAGTTTCTCTCATATCCTTTCTTTTCAATCTGAAAACTAGTCTTATTCACTAGATCAAAGTTAAAGAAATCAAAAGCACCGTACTTGTTTAGATAGGCTATCCGCATAGGATCGTATCTTCCACAAGATTGAGTATATAGGGTAGCAAATTTGTACCTTCTTGCAAATCCGTTATTCCAATTTACAAATAGTTGAATAGATGCCACATTGCCTCCATAGGTCAAAGGTGTGATTTGAATGTAGGTAATGCTAGGAGTTACTACTGCTGTAGGTGTGATATAGTAGGTCTGTGTAGTAGCGTTATTGTAGGTTACCAATAGTTCTACATTTGTCAAAAGCCCTGTATTTATGAAGCCGAATACCTGAGCATCTGTCTCCCTTACCTTGATAGTATCCCATGCTGTCAAAGGCTTGTAGATAATATTGCTAGATCCCCAATACTTAGCGTGATCTGCATACCAATTCTTCAATTCAAGCAAAGGGAAAGCACCTGCAAAAGCGTACTTGGTTTCACTCACTACTTCACTTGCTAGGACTATCACATAGTCCCCATCTACCTCATAGTACTCATAGCACTTCAGGTAATATCCCTTGATGACATTGGTAGAACTTGAAGAAGTAGCAGTCTCATAGAATCCCTTGGTGTAGGTGAATTGAGTACTTACAAATTTGGATACATCAAATTCCACAGCATCAGAAGGATCAGCAGGGCTGTCATAGTATGCAGTAGTGATCAGGTCATCATTCCCGTCATAGACCTTGACCACATATTTGAAGCCTACCTCGTTTGCATTCGTAGATACTATCTGATAATTAATCCTATTGAAAGCAGGAAGGATGCTGATGGATGGCTGTGTGAGTGTTATCATTTTCTTACTTTTAAAACAAGGGAATCTGCCCCTATTGTTTGAATGTCTATGTCAAATTCAGGTTTGGCTTGGTCTATGGATTTTTGAATAAAATTAGTTCCTGCTATACCATACTTCTTGATGTAGTAGGCCATTCTTTGGGCTGAACTAGAAATCTGTGGAAGCATCCTTCTACCCCTCAACTTTTCATCCCCTGCTGATATTCTCATATTCCTTGCTTCTACTTCTATATTCTTTCTTTGCATCCATCCCTCTAATTCCTTCAAGGCTTTAGGAGGCATGAAGTAGGTTTCAAATTGGTAAAATTTACCTTTAGCATTTGGGTATACCTTTTTGTTTTTCAATTCATGATCAACACCCCTCACCCCTTTATCTATATAGTCAAAGTAGTATGCATCAGTTTTAATCTCAATACTATACCCTGTTTTTGTTTCTCTAATTACAGGCTGACCAAATGTAGACTTGAGTTTCCCTGTAGCACCCATTGGTGCATTCATCTCAAGATTATCAGCAAGTCTAAGTCCTAGCCTAAACAAAGCAGATTCAATGTTCTGAAGAAGTATCTCTTCAGCCTTTACTACAAGTTCATTTCCTTTTAGCCTGTAGCCTCCTACATTGATCAATCCATCTACTTTATCTTGTTTTGCAACGACCATTTTTTATATTGTAATTCTTTGTCCTTGTTATAATCTTTTAAATATGCCAATGTATTCAGGTACTCTACTACTGCCAAATCAAAGGCTTGTGCTACGCTAATATTTTGGAAGTCTGCCACCTGCTTAGTGGAATAGACCCACCCCCATCTCTCCATAAATCCACTGCCTTCTTCGCTAGTTCCTGATTTGTCATTGAGGAGATTATTGTATCTGCTATTAATTCGTTGAATAATTGACAAAAAAAAAGCATACACCCGTACACATCTAGGAACTTTGCATCTAGCAAATCTTCCGCCACCACATCATGAGGAATCTTCCCATATGGCTGATATCTCTTGCCTTCCATAGGTAGAAAGAAACAGGCAGCTATCTTATTCAACTGCATGATCTCCCCACTGAATGCTAGGATATCAATGTACTGACCTGCTGTGATCTCGTGCAATTCATGCACAAACTTGTACCGCTTATCCCCTACCTGCAAGAAGTCCACAGGCTTCGCTTCAGGCATATTGTCAAAGAAAGAAAGTTTCTCCCCGTATTCGCTGATCAAGTCTCTGTACTTGAAATTGTCATAGTAGCTTTCAGGCTTCCCCTCCACAATGGAAAGCATCTTCTGTTGCTTCTCAATGATATTCAAATTCGCATTTAATTCGATATCATAGATGCTGATGAATTGACCTACTGTAAGTTTATCCCACATAGCTAGAAATATATTTATTTGGTTTCGTGTATTTATCTGAAAGAGTACTTCCCAAGGTGGCTGTTCGTGATCTTATTCACCACCGAATACCTGAGTGCATCCAAGGCATGGTTGAAATTGTCTACAGGCTTATTGGTGATCTGCCCGTTTTTATCCTCTATATACTTGTAGTTTCTGAGTTCCTTGATCATGTTGAAACTGCCTTCCATTACATGAAGCCTATGCCTCCTGATAGTGTCTATCCCTAGATTGATGCTTCCCTTGATGGTAGGCTTTACATTCCACCCCATTCGATAGATCTCCTCAATGCTTTTAGGCTCTGCTGAATCTGCAAAGATCTCGGTGGCTCTATCTAGGCCTAGCACCTTCATCTCATTGGCTATGTCCTGATTGGTCATGCCTGTTCGGTAGATCAGTTCTTCTGTGTACATATCATCACCTAGAAGATAGGTTCTTACCAAAGATGTAGGATCATTTGAGAATCCGAAGTCAAGCCCATAGGAAACTAGTTTTGCCTCCTTTGGTATCTCCTTACAAGTTTGGAAGGTGTACACAAGGCTTCTGCTTTGTCCCCTTTCTCCAAGGCCGTAGACCCTCCAATAATTTTCATCTATCTCCTTGAGTCTTTCGATTTCTTGCTTGATCACATCCCCAAGGAAGGGGTTGTCTTTGTAGGTGGTCTGATAGAATTCTACATCTGAACGGGTAAGCACTTGGTCATAAATCCAATGAAATTCTTCAGATGGGTTGTAGTCAAGGATGACCTTTTCATTTGTTCTGAATAGTAATTGCTGCCAATCTTCAAAGGTCAGTTCGTTTGCTTCATTTGCGAATAGCAGATCTCTCTTTCTACCCCTGATCTTCTGAGGCATATCAAGGGATATGAATTCTACTACATTGCCA